CTTTCATTCATCAAGCAGTTCTTGCCTGAGATAGAATCGATGCCTGTGATTGATCCAGATGATGCGGCTCCTCGCGGTGGTGCAAGGTTAGATTATGATGATCCAGTCTACAAAGAGGCTTATGATTTCAGGAAGTTTATTGACCCGATCATTGAATACGACGCAGAGGAGCATTTTTGTGTAGAGCCGCAGATGAAGGCGATCAAGTTAAGAACGCATCTGCCGATGGAGTCTTCGAGTTACGTCAAGGAGCTGGCGATGAGCGAAATCTTGGAACGGTTCCGTTCTGAACTGTCATGGAAAGGGATTTTTTCCGAGCAAAAGATGGAGACTCCTATCTTCCGCAAGGATTTCCCAGATGAACAAAAACGCCTGTTGCAGAAAATTCGTACTAATGGCATGAATAGTTCTCAAGCAAAGAAGGTCTTGCAAGATATGCGTGCTGAAATGGCTGGCTATGATGATCCTTTAAAGTATCGACCTATGTGGACACTGTTAGGTGCGGATCAGAAGTCATATGACAATGCTTCGTTTGCAGCTGGTGTGGCTCAGCGACTTCGTCGGGCTTCCTATGAGGAAAACGTTCTTGAATTGGCTGATGAAGCTCCGTATGGCAATGCGATGTTTGAAGCTCTTCGTCATTACATGCAATGGGATGCGGTTGTTCCCTTTTCTGAATTGGATTATTCCAAGGCGGTCGTCACATTTCAAGAGCGAAGGGCTGATCGGTCCTCCACGTTAAAGGCAATGAGCTTGAATCGAGCCGACCCTGACTATGAGGATTTCTTGACAGCTAAGACACAGTTGAAGTTGAAGTCAGATCATTTCGAAGTTGCAAAGCCGTTGCAAACAATATTGGTCAGATCAGACGAGTACCTGTTTAAGTTCGGACCAGTGGGCGTGTATCTTTTGGACAAGATTTTGGAACATTGTCCACCTTATGTCTATTTGCATGCGAAGAAAACATTCGATGACATGAAGTCTTGGTTCGCACAATACATGGTTAGTGATGAATATGAAATGTGCGACGTGAGCGGTTATGATGCTTCAGTTCGGGGAGGATCTGTTATTCTCATGTCAAACATCATGCGACATTTCGGTATTCCAGAAAATCTCATCAATGACTATGTTGAAGACAAGGCAGATTTTCATACTCGGACACTTCGTCTCGCAATCATGACAATGTCAGGTGAGATCTTCACTTGGCTCGGCAATACTATGAACGAGTTGGCGAAGGAATGTCTGAAGTTTGATCTTCAGCCGTGGGAGCCAAAAGCGAGTACTGGTGATGACGGTATTCGTTGTGTAATGAAAAACGTGTCTGCGAACTGGGCCCATTATGAACATTATGACCATGCTGTAGAAAAACGTTTCAGAGCGCCAGTTGGAGAATTTTGCTCATTTATCGTGAATCGAGGAGTGTTGGTCAAAGATCCTGTGATTTTGTACCGAAGATTCAAGGCTCAAGTTGAGCGAGGGAAGATTGATGATGTTATCCTAGGCTATTTTGCCATGTTTGTCGATTTGTATCGAGAAGGAGACAATCTCTACACCTTGCTGAATGAGAACCAGATGAGTCACGTGCAAGTTCTGCAGCGTTCAATGTTTAATCTGCGACGAATTACTCGGTTCAAGAGAACAGTGGATTGGTCCTTGGTCACGATTTCTGATCAAGACAGGGAATACGGTGATGTTAGAGAGCTGGTTGAAGTATTGGCAGTGATGCCAGAATCAGATCCAAAGAATGTGACACCATTGTACGATGGAGAGATTGCAGCCGCGTAC